CGGTGATTCTTCACAGCTGTGTTGGTTAACAGCGAATGAAGGACATCGCCTCTGCTATCCTCACCCTTCCTTTCCAAGGAGGGTGTAGTTGCCATGGGAATCCTGACTCGCGAGTAAGTGACTTTAGTGTCACCTAGCTCACGGATCGGAACCACTCGCTTAGTTATGCGAGTGGGTTTTCCACAATGGCGGGTCGGATCTCCTACATTAGGGGTATGACCTATCAATATCGTTGAATACTGAGGGCCAAAGCTGCGCTTACGCTGTGCGTAAGACATGCAGCCCCATGACTCGACGTTACTATTCCTCACAAGTTGAGGATCACCGGACCAACGCTTATAACCCATCCACAGTGGATGAGTTGGTTGTTCCGATTTATAGGTTAGCCGAGTGCTAACAGGAGGGCAATAGCCCAACGTGTCTGCGCACCATGCGTGAACATAGTCTACAAACTTGTCGGATGGATTATTCATAATCATTCGATTACAAAAATCAACTATTGCCAATCGATGGTCTAATTCACTATTGTTGGTAAGTGGCTTGTTTAGTCGTACAGGGTTTACCCTTCGACCAAATAAGTAGTCACCACCACACGATTCCCTGAAGGGACCGCGGATGAAGGACTTATCCCGGTTCGTGCGGAGACCGCACTTGTCGAGAAGAGTCATCACTTTTTCCACATATTCTGTGGGAACAATAATGTCATCACCAAAGACACTTATCGTGTCTTTACCTCCCATCTGTTTCTTGAACCTTTCGAGGTCCCAGCCAGATGGAGTACAGGCTTTGGTCAACGCCCAGAAGCATATAGCTTCTACAGGGAAACAGCAAGCTGATCCCATAGGGGCGAACTTGTGGAATTTGTAAACCGAACCATCCGGGAGGATGGTTTGTTCACTCCTACAAGCCATAAGACATCGCACCCAATTTGTGGGAAACAATGCATATACAAGACCTGGCGAGATAGAATCACTCGCCGCCTTCATATCAACAGATGCTACGTGACCGAAGATGGACCCTAGTCGGGCCCACCATTGGTTTATTG